GTCTGCGCCATCGTTGATTGTTTTGGTGAAGGCACCGCGCTTTACGTATTCAGTCCAAGGCAACGGCTCTGATGGGGAATCAAATACTGCTGCGTAACCTACGAGCTTGGTGCCATCTCCCATTGCACGCACTTCCATGTTGGAGAAAGCAATGCGCCGGTTCTCTGTACCGTCGTCTGCAACTACCCAATTGTTAGTAGAAATATCTTCAAACACGTTTCGCATTCTTTCTTCTTCGTCAAGTTGATCAACTATACGTTGAGCATAGTTCATTGTGCGTGTTGCTTGTCGCTTTGTTGAGCCACTTCCCCACAGATAGTGTGCCACAATTCCGGCAGTAATGTCGCCTTCGGCTACTCCTTCGGATTCAAGATCAACTAAGTGTCTTGCGATCCAAGGTGCGATCTTGCGCCATTTTGCTTCTGTGATTACCCCTGATGCCATCTTGCGTGCATCTGCCACTGTTTGTGGTTGCAAACCGTCGCCCGATAAACCTTCTTCGTGATATGTCAAACCTTTGCGCGCGTTGGCGCGCATGAAGTTTGGCGCAGAAAGATTCACTGCACGTTCTTCATCTTCATCTTCGTACTCATTAGATGTTGCTATATTCAAAGCAGTCATGTGTTCAATTGCTTCTTCGTGAGTTGCGTGACAACCACCGTCAATAGGCATTGATGTTCCTACTTTGACAACCGCGTGACCATCACAACCGTCAGCGTTCATGATTACTTCGTATGGCATTACTTCGGTGGTTCCTTATCTTTGCCAATCGTAGGTAGATCGCCACCTTCAACACCTGCCATTGGCGCACCGGCAACACCAAGTACGAACTGATCGCCACCGTCGTATGGCTCTCTGTTTTCCATAGCGCGAGCTTCGTTAGGTGTCAATGTGCCGGACATGATCTGTGACTGTTGTGCGCGTACACGTGTTGAAAGATCCGCGCGCATGAACTCATCAGCATCAAAACGTACACGCTGACCGATAGGCAATAACGAACTGATGGCATCTTCAAGACGACGCATGTATGGCAATAACGTGTACCGAACAAAGTTGATACCAGACTGTTCCACGTTTGAATACGTTTGTGTGTCGCCACCGGAAGCATTGATCAAGTGTGGCGGTATCCGATAGACGCGCGCAATGTCACGCACGATGGCTTCGCGATGTTCCAACATTTGCATATCAGCAGCAGATGTAGTCACTGGTCGCCATTTCAAACCATTAGTCAATACTGCCGGACGACGACGCTTGTAGTGCGAATCTTCCCATGTGTCGCGCAATACTTCTGCGGAATCTTTTGATAGTGCTTGATCTGTTTCCAATACGGAAGATGGCGTGGCACCTTCGCCATAGAACTGTGACAAGAAACGTTCCATAGCCAACGATGTGCCGATAGTGTTTCGTTGCGCGTCTAATGGCGAGATTGGGCGTAGCCTGTCGGGGAATTGCAACCAATGAACTGCTTTGACGTCGCCGGTGCGGAATGCTTTTTTGTCCATTGAATAAATGATCTCATCATTCTCCATATAGACAGTAACGAATCTAGGTGGCAGGTTGCGTAACTCCACTGGGTATTGACCGGATCCGCGTGGCGCGTAAATGTAATCCACGCCATGCAAAGCAATCATTGATGTGGCTTGATGTATGAACTCAAACATTGTTTGATGAGCATTCGGTTTTTCTAACAACGAGGGCTTTTCAAGAATGATTACCCTGTTGCGTTCTTCGCGAACTAAGTTCAATGGCATAGAGGCAAGTGAATCTGCAATGATCGTCACAGATGCCAGCACTGCCGAAGAAGCAAGAGCAGAAACTTCATCAACGATCTCGCCGGAATAGTTATTGAAAGCGGGTCGCGCGGTTACTTGGTACGGATCAATTGAAACCGGCAAAGCTCTTTTCTCTATGTTTCGCCAAACGCTCACGCTGCTAATCCGCCTGCCACTATCAGAATAATTCCGCCCACAATGAACGCAACTGGAATAGAGAATAGCCCAATACCATACATCAGTGCTATAAAGCCAACTATCTCTAATACCGTGCTGAATGACGGTAACATTTTTCGTAGTGTTTTCATGATCTTTCCTAATCCCAAACGTTGATAACTTGTGGTTCTGTTCCTGTGCGTGGTCGTGAGTTTGCGCGATCCAATGACATAACCATAGCAATACACGCGTCAATCTTTCGCTTTGACTTACCCTTAGATAAACGCCAGCCGGTATCGGTCATTCGTTGTGCAGCCGATAGCACTTGGTCTGTGAACGTTGGTGAGCCATCGTGAAGCACCTGTGATGAAACGATCAGTTCATAAGCGTTGCCACAGGCAGGGATCATTCGTGAACCGGTTTGTGGATACTCAACCATCGGCAGACCATCATCAACCAAGATCTCGGCAGACCGTTGGAAGTACGCCGGATCGTAAGCGAATTCTTTAACGTTGTATTCGCGGTGCAGATCACGCAAGAAGGATTCAACTTGGGCAACATCAACACCCTCATCAGATGGTTGCCAGATCTTTGAACGAGTAGCAAATTTGCCTTCTTCATTTTTCTGTGACCAAACAATGGCTATGCTGTCATGCTTCAAAGCCATGTCAATACCGACAAACGTTGGCGCATCAAGGTCAAACTCAACTTCTCCGACGCATTGTTCCCAAGCTCCTATTGGTAGCCATGATTCCTGTGAGCGTACCCACTGGTTCAAACGCCAACGCCTGAATGCCATTTCGCTTGTCTGTTTGGTAGCCACCATCAGATCTTCTGGATCTAATAAACCTTCCGCGACGTTCGGGTTGGATATGTTCCATTGGCGCACATCATCTACACGGCAATCTGCTTTGGCTTCCCACCACCAAAAGCCAAACGCCTCGTCGTCTATTTCGTTTGCGGAAACGCTTTTGCCATATTGATATAACTGACCACAAAGAGAGTCCAAGTCATAACCGGCAGTTGTAATGGAAACAACTAACGGTTCAAGACGCGCCCCTGATCCCAACGTCATCTGATCGTACAGATCTGAACTTTGCTGGTTCCATAGTTCGTCAAACAGCACCAACGATGGATTCAAACCAGCCTGACCGCGAAACTCCGACGACAATACGCGAAACACAGAACCGAATCGGGGCATCTCAATTGCGTCACGATACACGTTGCACTCTTTGGAAAGAATGGGTGAATTCAACACTTGTTGTTTGGCTTCACCGAAGATGATTCGTGCCTGTTGCCTATCGCCAGCCACAGCGTATATTTCCGCACCGGCTTCGCCAGCCACAAGACCATAAACAGCAATGGCAGAACCGAGTAAAGACTTGCCTTGCTTACGTGGCAAGCCAATCAACGCGCGACGATAACGTAGCCTGCCATCATCGCGTCGCTCATACAGCGAACGCAAAAGCCATTTCTGCCAATCGGTAAAGTCCAATTGCAAACCAGCGCGGAAACCTTTGAGCACGTTGAAGTGATCATTGGCGAATTCAATAATGTCGTCGCCATCTGTGGTGGCATATTTGCGTGGCGTATAAAACGCCGGTTCCCATTTTGCCTTAGGTTCCAGCGCGCTTCTGCGCGATCTTTGCGTGGAGTTTGGCGAACTCATTTGATGATGCTCCTTCCCCTGACAAGTTTCCTCGTTCTGTCGGACTGAATCCCAAGTCACCCAAAAGTGTAGTTATCTGACGATCCAGTTCACGCAAACCGCGCCGGTCACGCCACGCTGATGGATCCTGCGCAACGCGCGCACGCAAGACCATTCGCTCATCAACCAGTTCGCAACAAATGAGCATCAACTCCGAATCAATAGTTGGCTTCAACCAAACCGCGCCAGACAACCACATGCGTGCCCACAATTCAGATCCATATTTGCCCAAAGGACGCGTCGGTTCTGGCACATCATCATTTGAAGCCATCGCCGGAAGCGCGATCAAATTTGTTTTTGGCAAAGCTCTTTTTGATGGATTCCCCAAACGTTCTTTTCTTTCAACAGGCTTTGGTTTCCTGCCGGATCCTTTTCCGCCCATTTTTATTCCTTTTTTTCTTTTTCATAAAAACACGATAATACGCGGAGATCTACGTAGTCT